ATACGCTTAGAATAGTATCTGAAAAGCCGAAAGAGCAGTACACAAAGCATATTAGCACGGAATGGTGGAAAGCATACGCAGAGGAGCTTATGACTGATGAGGTGCAATTTAACGCAGTTTTTGGAGAGTTTTATTCCAATCTAATTAAGACGAGTGCTGGAGTTAATAAGTATCGAAAAGTTGATGATTATGGTATAGCGTGTTATTTGGCTTATTTGACGAGGAATAACTATGATGAGGATTTCTATCAATTCGTGGAGTATCAAGGCACAGAAGAGATATTAAGCATTGATTTAAAGACGAATAATGACGCAGACGAAGAGGAAGATAAAGCAGGAACGCACACTATGAGTGATGGGACTGTTTGGGAGTATCCTGAAAGTAATAAGGTTAGATTTCATAAATGGGCAGTGCATTATGAGAGTGGGCTTGTTCATAAAATGGCAAAAATGGATGAGTTTGTTAATTTTAAGAAGGTTTATAATGGGAGCAGTATTAGCAAAGATATTAGGTCAAAATACAATAAAGTTAATAAGAGAAATGGTAAAAAATATAGTATTGATATGTTCTATAAACTTGTATTGTCCCTAGTAAAAATTGAGATGATAGACAACAAAGGGAAGAAATTAAGATGTAAAACTAAGAGTATAGATTATGCAGATATTAGTATAAAAGTTGTTGGATTATGTCCCTTGGATGGGGTTAAAATATCAGAAAAATAAGTGGAAAAAATTTCCAAAAAATACTGGAAATTTTACACCCCATCAAATCCCCTAAAATAGGGGCGAAATGGAAAAATCGAGGTGTTATAGTTATATAGTAATACTTAACACCTCGATTATATTTTTAATGTATTACAAATCTAAACAATGCTATAATACAAAAACAAAAGGAAAAATATGAATTATTCAGAGAAAGAAAACTATCAAAATAAATTTTTAAAGATGAAAGATTTTGTTAATTTTAAAGCGATGGTGTTATAGCTATGAAACATACAATCGCATTAAGAATAAACAGCAAAATGAAAGAGTATATTACTAAAGAAGCTAAAAAGCTAGATAGTAGTTATGCTTATGTTATTAGAAGAATTATTAAAAAGGAGATGGATAGTGCAAAGTAAAATGAACAAGATACACAATGCCGATTGTTTGGAGTTTATGAAGCAAGTGCCTGATAATTATTTTGATTTGATTATTGCAGACCCTCCATATTTTGAAGTTAAGGGGGAATTTGATTTTATTTGGAAAACTTTTGATGATTTTTTAGAATGGATAGAATTATTAGCAGTTGAGTTTAAAAGAATATTATCAAACAAAGGGAGCTTATATGTTTATGGACACGCTAAAAAAATAGCATACAAACAAATAATATTTGACAAATATTTTCACATTGAAAATCATTTAGTATGGGAAAAAAATGATTGCCAGACTAAAAAAGGAATTTCAAATTTTAGAAGTTATGCACCAGTTAAGGAGCATATATTATTTTATAGTAAAGAAATCAATAGAACAGGACTTGAAGAAATAAAATTGGATGTGAACAATTTTAAACAATTAAGAGAGTATTTCAAAGAATTACACGAGTTTATAGGTCTTAGCTTAAATAAGATAAATAAAAAATTAGGGCATAGAAAAGCAGAGCATTGCTTTTATTGGAATAGCACACAATGGGAACTACCTACCGAAGAAACATACACACAATTAAAAGATGAATTTAATTTAATTGAGTTTTCAAAATATAGAGAGTATGAGGGGTTAATAGAAGAGTATGATGGGTTAAGAAGACAATTTAATAATTCTTATTTTACAGATGTTTTAAAATTTAGTCAAGAGTCAAATATAACAAGAATGTATTTCCATCCAACACAAAAACCTCCAAAACTAAGTAAAGCGTTAATATCTACATCATCAGACAAAAACACAAAAGTATTTATACCTTTTATTGGTAGTGGTGTTGAAGCTGAACAGTGTATCTCTTTAGGATTAGACTGGTGTGGATGTGAGCTAGATGAGGACTATTGCAACATTGCTAATAAAAGATTAGAAGCAGTACAAGGGAGTTTATTTTGAGTAATCCCCCTTTAGAAGACACAGAGCAAAAAATCCTAGTGCAATACCTAAGATTAAAAAAGATTTTCCATTTTTCACCAATAAACGAAAATCAAGGGAGCTCTACAAATAGAAATGTAGCAATACGAGTTGAGGCAAAAGCTAAAAGTATGGGAAAATTAAAAGGTGTTAGTGATTTAGTTGTGTTTATGCCTAAGCAAATTCTATTTATTGAACTTAAGAGATGTGGTAGAATGTTGAAAAGTGGTAAAATATCGCACAGCAACAGTAAAGTATCAAAAGAGCAAGAGGACTTCTTAAATCGTGCTAATGAGTTTCCATATGCAAAGGGCTATATTTGTTATGGTGCAGAGGAAGCTATTAAAATTATTGAGGCTAATAAATGAAAAAAACAAACTACAAAATAAAAAAAGACGGTAAAAGCTTACAAGTTTTAGATAATGGCAAAGTAGTAGCAACAACGATAAACAAAATCTCTTTTGCTCTTGAAGCTATATTTGTCCTTGAAGGTTCTAAAAGTGAAAAATGGTACATAGAGAGGGATGGAATGGTTTTTGAGGTAGAAAGGGGCTTAAAATGACTTGGAGCGATAGAGAAGTGATACTTATGTTAAAATCTGCTAGATGTTTATCTATTGCAGAGAGAGAAAAAGCATTAAGCAATATTAGAGAGCATAAAGAAGTGCAGAAAGATAGTAAATTTTTAAAGGTTTTAAATAATGCAAGACGCAACTAATCCAAAGCATTACACAGTTTTAAAAATAGAGCCTATCGACTTTATAGAAGCGAATGAGCTTGATTTTAATATTGGTAATGTCGTGAAATATGTTAGTCGATACAAGGGAAAGAATGGGATTGAAGACTTGAAAAAGGCTCGGTGGTATTTGGATAGGGAGATTGAGAGGTTAGAAAATGGCACTATCAACTCGTAAAAAAAATATAATTATTGCAGATTGGAAGACTGGTAAATTTAAGTCTTATAATGCCATTGCAAAACACTACAAAATAGACTCTAAAACTGCTAAAAAAATTCTATACGGAATAAGCCACGAAAATGCCGATGTCGTCGATGTTTGCGTGGTTGCAGAAAGTGTGAAAAAATCCGTAAAAAATCCAATAGAATTAAATGCTATTGAGAAGGCAGTTATTGAGCGATTAAAGGTAGATGAAATCTCTAATCTTTTGCTTGATAAGATGAAAAATCATATACAAAATGGCAAGGCTCAAAAGGTCGTAACTACTGGAGCAGGGAATGGAGTTAGTAATGTTGAAATAGTAGAACACGACTTACAAGCAGATGATTATAAGAAGTTAGCAGATGCTGTGGATAAAGTGTCAGTAACTACTGGAGTGAATGAGAGATTTTCACAAAGTCAAGTAAACATCCAAAACAACAATCAAAACAATCAACAAAATGATATAGAAACAAATGGAATAACTATAAAGCGATGGAGTGATAAATAATGGATTTGATTATTCCAGATATTTATGATGATTTGTGGGATAAAGAAGCACGATATTATTTTTTGCGTGGTGGGCGTGGTAGTGGTAAGTCGTGGGCAGTTGCTGATTATTTGCTAGTTGCATTACTCCAAAATCCTGATTTAAACTTAGTATGCTTAAGAGAGGTGCAAAAAAGTATCTCAAAGTCTTCCAAAAAGCTTCTTGAAGATAGAATTAATATGCTTGGATTAAATGATTATTTTGATGTGATACAGACGGAAATACGAACAAAAAAAGGTAATGGAATTATAATCTTCAATGGACTTCAAGACCATACAGTCGATAGTATAAAATCTCTTGAGGGATTTAATCTTTGTTGGGTTGAAGAGGCTCAAACAATAAGCGAATACTCTCTTGAACTGCTTATTCCAACGATTAGAGCCAATGGAAGTAAGCTCTTTTTTACATACAATCCAAAAAATGAAAGTGATGCAATAGAGCAACTCATAAGAGATAAGGAAAATAAAGTAGTCATTCACTCAACATATTTGGATAATCCTTACGCACCTGAAAGCATCATTGAAGAAGCAGAAGAGATGAAAGCTAAAAGACCTATGAAATATAATCATACCTATTTAGGACAGTTTGGAGAGGCTGAGGGGCTTGTATTTGAAAATGTAGAGGTTCGAGTTATTCGAGAAGATGAAGTAAAAGGCTTGAAATGTTTGCAAGGGTTAGACTTTGGTTATACAAATGACCCTACTGCGTTTTGTATCAATTATATCAATGAAAAAGAGAAAATATTTTATGTGTTCGATGGGTTTTACAAAAAAGGGCTTTTAAACTCTCAAATAGCAGATGAGATTAAAAAGCTAGAAGCACACAAACATATAATCTACGCTGATAGTGCAGAGCCTAAAAGTATTGATACGCTTAGGCTTGATGGAATAACACGAATAAGAGGGGCTATAAAAGGCAAAGACAGCATAAACGCAGGGATAGATTTTCTACTTGATTACAAAATAGTGATGAATGCACACTTAAAAGATTTTGTTAATGAAGCCAATAACTACACTTGGGCGATAGATAAGAAGACAAATAAGCCAACAAATAAGCCGATAGACGCATATAACCACTTTTGGGATGCTTGCCGTTATAGTGTATCTTCACTTATCCGACATACAAGAAAAATAAACTCCACAAAAATAGCAGGTATTTAAAAATGATAGTATCAAATGAAATTGAGTTAATAGAACGATTGAGAGAGGAGGGCGTGGACTTGAAAACTATTAAAAAAGTTCTTAGAAGTTTTGGAGGCTGGAGGATTTATTTTAGAATAAAGACAAACGAAAAGCAAGAGATACAAGACACTTATAACTCAATGTTACAAGCGAACTATACACGAAAGCAGGCAGTAGAAACATTGGCAGAAATGCACGATAAAAGCATACAGACGATTAAAAAGATTACACGAATACAAAAGGGCTTAATTTGAATTTTGATAAAGAAGCAGATAAGGTTTATAAAGAATTTATAAATGATATTAAAAGAAAAGGCTATAAGTATGCGAAAAACAAGCTAAAGAGCCATTTAAAAGCGTTTAATAGTGAAATACAAGTAAAACTATTAGAAGAGGTTAAAAAGAGAGTAAGGGGCAACTATGAAGCGTTTGTAAAAGATAATTTAGTCGTTAATAAGATTACACTCTCTATAATGCTATACAATAATGCAAGAGAAACAGAGATAAAAATAGCAAAGATACTTAATGAAGCTCACAAACTAAAGAAGACACTCAAAAATGTTTCGATGGAAATTTATGATGGATACAAAACAGATGTTAAAAATATTGACGCTAAAAAGATATTGCCAAAATATCTCACAGAGGATAAAGACGCTCTTTTAAATATTACAAAGCTAAAGACAAAGCCGTTATTATTGAGTTATAAAAAAGTCCGTGAAGCAATAGAGAAAGCAGATGCAAAGGCACTAGAAAAATCTCTTTATGTAGCGATGAATGAGAAGATGCGATATTATGCAACAAGGATTGCAATAACAGAGCTACATAGGGCTACAATGGCACAAAGAGCAAAAGAGTATCTGGATGATAATGATGTAGAATATGTTAGATTTGAGATGAGCAGTTCCCATCCAAAAGTGGATATTTGTGATTTTTATTCCTCTTTGGATTATGGTTTAGGGCGTGGAGTAGTGCCTAAAGGGTATATGAGAACATTGCCATTACATCCGAATTGCCATTGCGTATATAGCCCTTATTACGGCAAAATAAAGAAGCAAACACACTTTAAAGATAAATCAGTCTTTGATAAAACCTTGAATAATTTTAGCGAGTATGACCAAAAGCAGATTTTAGGAAGTAGTGCAAAGCTTGAAGAGTATAAGAGAGGGAAAGGGATAGAGGATATTTTTAACGATATAAGACCGAAGTATCCTATTTTAAAGTATAGTGATATTTTAAAGTAGATTAACACTTTTTAAAGTCATACAAAAGGGGGACTTTAA